ATCGCAGGTTGCTGAATAAACTTTGTGACTACATGGCTGACCCGTTCAGGCGGATAGTAGTCATCGTCATCCATGGCCACCATAATATCCCCCTTGGCATGGTCATTCAGCAGATTTCGCTTCTGGCCAATAAGAAGCTTCGTATCCATGGGAATATAACGGATATTGGGAATGGTCTTGGCCGCGGCTGCAAAAAGATCCCCTACCTTGTCGGATCCGTCATCTAGCACGATCCATTCCATGCGATCCTTTGGATACAGTTGAGCCTTATACATGGCAATTGCGGCAGGAATGAACTTGCGGCGGTTATAAGTAGGGGTCAGAACGGAGACGAAGGGCTTCATTCACTCTGTACCAAAAGGGTTCAGGGTTTTAGGTGGCTGTTGCTGTTGTAGGGGTCATAGGCACAGGCACAGGCCCTAATGTTTTCTGGACAAACTCAATAGGGTTATCCGTGGCTCCAGCAAACGCCCCTTTGAGAACATCTTTCAGATTCAAATTATCTGTATCGGGCTCCACCTCTTCGTCAGCTGGCTCCTTTTTCAAATAGGATTGATTAAGTTCATAGTAGAACCGTGAAAATTTCTTGAGAAGCGTGCCAAAATAGGTTCCTTTCAGTTCAGCGAATCCTGGAATGAGTTCATTTAAAGCGGCTTTGTATTTCGTAGACTCGTATTTATAATTAGCATAGACAGGTTCTGTTGGATCCTCGCCTTTCGTAAAATATGAAAAGGGATTCAGCATATCCAGAATTCCCTGTGAACGTGTTGTCATAAGGGGCAAAAAGCAGTAGCGTTGGGGAAGAATGGGGAGGGGATGCCACAGTTTCAGGGCCTCTGGCTCTATGGGTTTGTCGCGGTAGTTCCGATAGACATTATAGAGAGCTGAAATGGTATAATAGATGGAAATAGGATACACGCCCAGGGATGTATAATAGCACAGAATTAATACAAATACAAATGCATACAACCGAATCAACCAATGGGATCGGATAAAATCATTGGCCACTATGCTGGCAAGAATGAATATGAAGATGTAGTATAGAATTATCAGAATGATATTGATGATAAACATAAGAAGAGGATTCACATCGTCCCCTACTACACTATTTATGGTTCCAATACTATTGTCTGTTGATTCAAAGGGCTCACCACGAACCTCTATTCCAGATAGATCCACCTGAGAACTGTCTACAGATTTGGATTTGGATTTGAACCAAACTGGAATATAATCCGATACAGAGGGTATTTTAATTCCCTTTATATAATCAATGCTCTGATTGAATACATCTGCCACCGTATCCATTATACTCTAATACCGTTAAGAATCTAATTACGCCTCCCCCCTTTGGTTCTCCTCCAAAGGGAGGAGAACCAGGGGACTTACAGGGCATACTTGAGTCCACCCAGACCACTGCTGAAGCCCACCCAGTTCAGATTCTCAACATAGACATTAAAGTTATATGAGTAATTAGTATCAGCGAGTAACGGATAGGGGTTCAAGTCCAGCTGTAAGAGTCGGATGCGACTGGAGTTCAGGGATCCGTCGGGCTGGGTGCCTGGGCTTGACAAGCCAAAGGGATAAATGACCAAGTTTGGATCCGGTGATCCATCCAGATACTTCCAGGACACCACGTCAGTATAATACTGGATGGGCTTCTCTTCCTGAAGTTCATTTCCGTCGCCCAGGAGCCGTAGGGTCCGTAGAATAGGTTGCTGTCCTGCTACAGTGATCAAACGGCCCGTTGCAGAGGAACTTAGAATATCATTATCCGGATAGGATGTGACGGGGGCGATCCAAGGGGGCGTTACAAAGGATTGGGGCCAATTAGACCAGTTGCCCACCTCATTCCGATACTGGAGAGAGTCGGAGCGGCTCGGAATAATAAACATGCGGTTAATGGGATTATGGGTTCGGAGTTCTACAAACTGGCGATTCAGGAGTCCAAGAAACGAATACAGAGTCGTTTGTCGGACAACATACTGAAGCGGCGTGGAGGCAAAGATTGTGCGTTCTTCATCGGTCAAATAGACATAGGTGGCCTGTATGCGGGGCCTCAGGGGCCAGGTGGGAATCAGAGGGGGGACAGTTCCCCAATCCGTTAAAAAGTTCCCTATGTTGTCATAGGATGAATTGGACTGAATATAGGAGGGATTGACGGCCTCCAAGGGGGGCGGGGGAACACGCTGATATCCAGGGGCCACCGTATAGCCATTTGCATCTAAGAGCTGGTAGAGCTGATTAATAGGATTAAATGTGATCTGGACTTCGCATTCTTGGTATTGAAGAGAGAGCAGGGGAAGAGCCGCCGAGAGATTTTCTGTAAACCAGAAGGGCAGTGGAATCATCAGAGAACGTCCAAAGATAGAGGGACGATTGACGTTACCTCCCGACGTATCGGGATATACCAGAGGATAGCCCGCACCATTATAGCCACCCGCATAGGTGCCCGTAGCAGGGGCATATAGTTCGGGGACATCCCCTATGAGCCGGCGCCATTTCTGGAACTGGGTATTGGTCAGATCTGCCTGGGCCTTGGCGATCATATACAGCCCATCAAACTCCTGAATCTTCTGGCCGCCTACATAGAATCCGATCTGCCGAATGAGCTGACAGCCGATATACCGAGTCCAATTAAAATTCAGCTGACTGGACCGTTGAATGGCAGGGTCATCAAGATCCAGATATTTACAGAAGATATCGGGAAGATCCACAACGAGATACATATCACGGATCAGATCGGCATTGCGAGTGACTTTGAAACGAACCTGAACAGGCTGGTCAATGGACAATTCCTGAATGCCATCCATGGGTTGCGTGACGGATTCCTCCGAAAAGTGTGCGTATTTTTTATAGGTCTTATACCAAAAGGTAAAATCAGGATTGCCGCTGAGAAGTATATTTTGAGGGCCGTAGGCTACAAGAGCAAAGAGGCCTCCCCCTGGCATTGTTAGGTCTCTATGATAGATTGTGATTAGGTTCCTTCTTTTCGTGGTCCAACAAACACGAAAAGAGGGATGCGAGCGCTACGCCTATTTTGCGAGCTTTTATGAGCTATAGCCAAATCTACGCCTATTTGCTGGCTTTAATGGCTTTGCCATAAAAGCTCATTGGGTAAAGTCCGCTGTCCACCAGTTGTCCGTCAAATACGTAGTCGTCGTGCTGCCTGGGGTCTGGTCTATATAGGAGGAGGGGCCCTCATTCATCAATTTATTGATCTCAGAATAGCTCAGAGCATAATTGAAATAGGATAACCGACTCAGCTGTCCCTTACAGCTTCCTACTACAGGCAGATCGCCGGGTCTGACACGTTTCTGTGCCGAAAATGTATAGATGTCGCCGTAGTTTTGATAGGGGGGGGCCACATTGAACCCTAAGCGACTGCTGATATTTCCATTCACATAGATCTCCAAATGCATAGAACGGCACAGAACCACTACATGACACCACTTGCCAATGGGAAAGTTGTCTACATCAGCTGAATTCTTCCAAGCATCGGATGTATTCATATAGACACGGAGAGTATTGATATTACTCAACATATAGACACCGGGACCCAGAAGTGGATACTGGAGAGGACTGCCCTTATGAAAGATATGCTGCAATCCATTGGGGCGCGTGGTATCAAAGGCCTGCTGTGGCACATTCAGAAAGAAGCTATATGTGAATTCAATACCCGTGGCTTCATTGCTGGACGGATAGGCTGTAACGCCCATATCCAGATTGGGATTCTGAATAAGCTGTTTCGGCCCCGTATCCATGACATAGGTATAGGGCAAGAGATTCACACGATTGGCCTCTAAGCGATTGATAAAGGTCGCAAGAAGCTGAAAAGATCCCAGGGCAAAATACAGAACCACTGCTGCTATAAGCCCTACTGCCAACTCCAACATATAGTTGGTAGAACCTCCGCTTGAATTCATTTCACTCTATTACCTGCGCGGAATTATTTCACTAATAGGCTGCTGTAGGGCTGAAAAAGGAGGCCAGATACCCCCAGATATTCGTAATGGGCTCAGGCCCTGCCATATACATCTGATAGATTACATCCGGGCTCAAGGCCTGGCCATACATGGCCGTTGTGGAGATATAGCCGCCGAATCCTCCCTGGCCCCCCGTCCCATCGTCCAATATATAGGCACTGTAGTTAGTGTCAATATTGAAATAGTTATCAAGAGGACAGGATCGGACGAGCTTGCCATCCATATACACATCACAGGACATACCATTGACGGTGACCACCAGACAGATCCATCGCTGCATATCAATCTGGAGAATGTCACAGGCGCCCTGGGTGGTATCAAGAATAGCGGATTGATAGGCTACAGTGCTGTTAAAAAAATTGGTAGCATCTACAGCGGCAGCACTGCCTGTAGCGGCTGTAGCGGCTCTCGCAGCTGGAAGTTTATGTGTAGTGCTCGTAGACCCTGGTGGTGTTGTATCAAACCGAATCATTAACTGGGCTCCCTGTCCGCCCAAATAGATCCGAACAGTATCAAAGTTGGGGCCGCCAATACGAATAATGGATTTGGGCTTTCCAGGGGCGGCTGTATTAATATTATTTACATTTATCCATGTGCTAATGGAAAACTCTCCACCAGTAAAGAGAGGCGGTAGATTATTTGCGGGAACTATAATAGGTCCTGCTGTGGTGGCGACCTGTTTCCCTGATAGAAGGACAGCAGGAGCGGCACTGGTAGACACAAAGAGATACGTATACAGATAGTATAATCCTACAAGTCCCAAAATAGCGATGATTCCTTGAAATAACAGAGTTCCTGTAAAAGGGGAG